GAAAACAATTTAAAACAGTTTTCTGCAGTAGGCATGAATTGTTTGGGCAGTGATTGGGAAAGACTTTGCATGAGATTGCGCTGGCATGACCACATCATTGCTGGTGACGTGTCCGCATTTGGACCTACACTACCACATGAAATCTGTGAAAATGTGTGGGCAGCCATAAATCATTGGTATGACAATAAAGCTGAAAAACCAAGCGAGCAATCAAACAAGGTCCGAAACGTCCTTTGTAAAGAAAGTCTAACTTCTGTCAAAGTCGCTTACAACACCGTTTTCAAAACTCAGTGTTCCAGTCCGAGTGGATTGGGTATAACGACCATCGTTAACACGTGTTCCATGTGGCAGTATTTATACATCGCATGGATGAGCATTGTCGAAAGCCTTTACGACCGAAAAGAGAAAATCGCTGACCTCAACAAACCAGACGCTCTTGCTGTCACATGTTTCGAAGAGTATGTTGATACTGTTATCTATGGTGATGACCTGATTTGTTCGGTATCACCGGTGGTTCAGTCCATCTTCAACAATCTCACGATCGCGGCCGTTTTCAAAGAACATGGCATCAAATATACCGATGGTGCGAAGTCAGAAGTGACAGTACCATTTGTTAAACTTGAAAAAGCCACATTCCTTGGTCGCGCCTTCACGAAACTCGAAGGACACAATGTGGGCGCCTTGGATAAAGGTCTCATCGAAAACATCGTCAATTGGACCAAATGTCGAAATCCCAATAATGTCATGCATCATATGCTAAGCTCAACACAGAGCGCATGCATCGAAATGATGTTCCATGGAAAGCACGCTCATGATAAGACTTTCCCGAAATTCCTCAAATTCTGGCAGTCGGAAGGACGTAATGAAAACCTTCTTGGTTATTCGTTCGAAGAACTTTACGACCGCTGGACAGAGGATAAACTCCGAGAAGAGGAAAAACTAACGCTAGACTGCAGCGAGAAATGCAGCACGCATGGCGAGCCGAGCACCCCTGAAAAGGGAGCGTGCCCTCAAAATGCAAAATCCGATGAAGCAGAGCACCCTTGAAAAAGGAGCGTGCCCTTTATCACGATAAGCAGTGCACCACTCTATGAGTGTGCGTGCCCTTATCAAATAATCTTAAAGCCAGTACTTGTGGCGGTTTGATCATAATTAATATTTATTTATCAACTTTGTGTTTTCAATTTTTGTATAGTGAT